CTTATTTGTCCTCCATCTCTATATTATAATGCCGGCCGGCCAGCAGGCCGTCAACGTCCTTGCGGTGCAACTCTATTATCTTTAGAAGCTGCTCAAAAGCACACGCAGGGCACAAAAACCCAACTTCCGGCCAAATACCGCATTTGTATCTCAACCGCACTTCATTATTTATCAACGTCCCAGTTACATCCAAGCCACCGCCCACCACGTCCTTGAGTTCGACCGGGGGCATCCTGTAATCCTTCTTGCAAAGACAGCAGGTTCGGTTCATTTCCTGTCACCTTTCCTAAATTCTATTACCCAACAAAAAGGATTAACCTCCCAGCCGTAGCCGCGCTTGGCTTCGATGGAATCCCAGAGTTCTTGAAACCACATTTTATCAGGTTCCTCGTTTTCAATATATTCCTCGATGTACCTTACACCCTCCGCCGTTGCATCTTCTTCGCTTATCTCCTGCACCCTCTCTACCCTTACGCCTGTTATCTCAAGCCAGATACGAGCATTGATTTTCTCCATAAAAATTGATGGGATTTTGCCTTCGTGATTAAAATTTGGCGTATCGGTGGCAACATATCCCCCGTTTCGCCACCTCGTTTCCTTCACCCACAGTAGCGAATTTATCTGGTATGGACATTTAATATGAACCCAAGTGTCGGAACTATACTTTGTGGGATAAATAAACGGCCATAAACCTTCTTTGACGGCTGCCTCAGGAAAATATTTCAATGGCTGTGGCCTTATCACTCTCCGCGTCTGGGTTTTTCT